TGTAGTAGTAATTGTAGTAATAGTGTTTTCTGCTCCAGTATAAATAAATTTAGTAGTTCCACTACTATCTAAATTAATTGTTTCTACTGAAGTAATTTCTGGAGTACCTGAAAGAGTTTCATAGAATAAAGCAATAAGTTCTATTTTTTTAAAAATAGTATTATAAGCACTAGTAGCTATTGTTATTTCTATACTTTTAAAAGTGTTAGTACTTTGAGGGTCTCCCATATATAAAGGAGTAACTGCTGTAGTATCAGATTCTAAAACTAAATGATTTAAATTTCCAGGAGGAGATATTAAAGTTTGTTTTCCGTCCTCTGTAATTAGTCTATAAGCAAATTGATAGGAACCTGTTAGTAATTGGCCTCCTGAAGTTATGTTAGTGGTAAGTGGTTGAGTATAATCTACGTCAGGAAATATATCTATACTTCCTAAAGGAGTAGTTATAGGCGTAGCAGCACTTCCTGCATTAATAACACTTGCTATGTCTAAAGACCTCATAAACTCTGTATAGTCTGTCCAGTAAATTCTTTGAGTAGCATTATTTTCAAAACGTCCTACTGCTTCTATAGGATTTGCTTTTTTAAAGTTAAGCCCCGCATTGAAATAAACTAATACTGGATCTCCTGCAACATTAGGAACTACTATTGGAGTATTTATTTCTCTACTTTTTTCATCATATGATATATAATATATCCAACCATTTGTACCGGTATCATCTGCACAAAAAAGTATAATATAATTTCTTAAAACACAATGGCCTATTATTTCTTTAGTTCCTGAAGCTCCTGTCTGGTCTATAGAAAAAGATTCAGAATTTCCTTCAATGTTAGTAATAGCTCCATTAGATTCTCCATCAGAAGTACTTATTCTTACATCTAAGGCATCTATATACATATTAGGTTGTATACTATCAAAAGCAGTGTCTTGATTTAATCCGCCATATGTATTAATATGTTGTTGTGTAGGCATTAAAGAGTTGTAAATGTTGTTTGGTTACCGTAACTAGTTCCTGTTGCTGTAGTAGCAAATGTTCTAACATAATAAGTTGTTCCTGTTGTTAATCCTGCTAAGTTAGTAGTGTATGAACCTGGAGCACTAATAGCTCCTAAAGCTGATACAGAATTAGATGTAGTAGGATTCGGAAGCGTAGACCAACAATTTCCGTGATTAGTAATAGCAGCTGAACCATAAGAAGTAAGCTGGCTAGTTACTGAAGCACTTGTTGTTGTTATCAGTGTGGCTACCCCTGTAACTAATACAGGAAGTACATTAGGATTATTTGAAGCTCTATTACTTAAACTCTGCACTCCTGTACTATTAGGAGTATCATTAAGAGGTGCTCCTGCTTTAGGTCTAAAATAACGCTGTTCAGGTAGCTGCATATTAGCAAAAAACGAAGCGTGGTCTTGTATACTAGGAATAGTTCTAACATGTTGATTTTTAAAGGACTCAGCATCATCTACACCGTTCCATTGTTTAGAGAAATTAACTGCTTGGGCAAAATACCACTCTTTGTCTCTCTCTATAATCTGATACTTGTCTCCTCGTATTTCATCACGAAGCCAAAGCTTCTTTGCTATCTTGTATGCTATGTAATGGGCAGCTGCCTCTAACCATTGTTGTTCTGCAGGAATAGTAGGATATCCACAATCATCTGTTGGTATCGCTTCATAGGATATTGCTACCATTCCTTTACTGAAAGAAGGAAATATAAATCCTTGGCCAACAGTATATGTGTTAGCAGATTCTGTAGTATAATCTCTAGAATCTTTATGATATCTCATATGGAAATTATCAGTAGACCACCTCATCGGTAACATGCGTCCTTTTCCGCATTCAGCATCTTCTATACTAGCTGCTCCAGAAACTTCAACAGTTTGTTTAATTTTGTGAAGGTCAATAGGCAAGTTTGCTCTACCATCGCAAACTTCTAAATATGATATTTTATCTTCCATAGTAATTCCAGAGTTAGTATGAGCCATAAACTCTGCTAACCATTCTAGAACTTCTTCGTCATTAATATCATACTTGAAGCCAAAGTCTCTAAAAACCTTGTCTACTATAGTAAGATATGATACTGTATTTCCTGAGTACATTTGTTATCCTTTTAAATAAGATGCTAGTTTTTCTACGATAGACTTTTCTTCCATAGGATTATCTTCATGGATAGATTTAGTATTTTCATATTTCCAACTATCTCCGTCTTTCATAGACTTATCTACACACTTAATATAACCGTTAGACACTTTTTCTACTTTAGTCATCGTATAGCCTCCATTTTCTAACTCTACTTTCTTAGTCCAGGTTACTGCGCCTTTGTCATCTGTTTCTTCTGTAAATTCATCCATAATAATATGTTTTTCTTTCTGGGTCAGTAACTACTTCTTTAATCAGTCTAGAATATTGTCTTGACGGAGTAAAAGTATAGAACCTGTGGTACTTTACTGTAGACGTAGTCGTGTCCCAATGGTGTTTATAAAATTCTTGATTAGTATGCTCATTCATAAAATAAACAACTTTTTTATTTTTTAATGCAACTATTTCATCTCTTGTTAAGTCTTTATACTGAGCTTCCCACTTTTTCCAAGTAGCATCCCAGTTTACTTTTAAGGACTTTTGTAATTTTCCTTCTTTATCAAAGAAGTTAAGTTTTTTAGCCTGTACTCTAAGATATCCTAGACATCCTAGTTTTAGTTGTAGGTTTTCTTTCACAATAGCTTCACTAAAAGCAACAAGTAAATCTTTTAAGAAAGCATCATATGCTTTTCTAGAAAGCTTGTTAAGCTTAGCATGTTTATTATAAAAAGAATAGAAGTGCCTTTTAATAACCTTTCCGTTAGTCTTACCACTACCTCTTTTTAAATAGTTATTGTTTTCTTGTTTGTCCACCTAAATCTGTTTTATTGTCTTTAGCATCATTCTCATTATCTTGAGGAATCTGTTGTTTCTGTATTAATTGTTGTACAATTTGAGGTTTAATATATGCCCACATCCACTGATTAAGAGGATATATAGTATATGGACTCCAGCATGATTTTCCTGAACAATCTGTAAATTCTACTAGTTTTGAAGGGTCTTCGAAAAGGCCTCTTACATTAATATATTTAACAATCTTCATTGAAGGATCTTTACTAATCACATATACGTAATTATCATAAAGAAAAGCATATACAGCATTTCTAGTAGTTCTACCATTACCTGCATAAGGAACTCTATTGTAATCTATCATAGTGAACCTCTTCTTAGTAATGTCTATAGGGCCTATTGAAGTAATGCCTTTTCTAAAATAGAACTCTATAGTATTAGGTTTTTGCTTCTTGCTTCTAAGAATCTTACAGTTTAAAGGAATAGATAAATCACAACATACGTGTGGGTCTACTAGTTCCATTTCTAAACATCCTATTTCTTGTTGTATATTAGGGTCTATGGTTCTAGACTTATTGTACTCGTTTCTTAACCATAGTGCTCTCTGCTCATTGATGAGGTCTGTATAGTATAAATCATCAAATACAGAATCTGAAGAGTTAGTGTTTAACGCTTCATCTAATTGGCTCTGTAAATCTATAAGTGGTAGCATAATGCAAATATAATTAATCTTTATTAGTTTTTTTAAAATAAATTCGTTATTCTAGCGACTTGTCCAAATTTAGGATGATGCACATATCCCTCGATGGCAGCATTGTTACTAGAAGTGTATCCCATCTTGTGATGCCAAACATCGCTTCCCGAAGGGCTACGAAGAGACTCAATAGAAAGCCCTGGATAATCTTTAGCTACTTTATGATGCACATGATGAGTAAACATATAACGATATTTACAACTAGACCAATCTTTAGCTTCGTCTGCCATTAGATACGGCAAAGTATCCATTTTAGTTCCATCTCCGTGACAACTGCCAATAAGATTTGCTCCATATGTAAAATACTTACGGTATTGTAAAGAAGAATCTATTTTAACATTCTTGTGGTTTTTAAAGTATACCTTAATGATATCGGCCAAGAAAAAGGAGCTCATGTAATCGTGGTTACTAGGATTATATATTATATAAACATCTGCTATATTAACTAGATAGTCTATAATATCTACATATAACTTTTTAGCTAATAAGAAGTTATCGTACCACATACCGTCTACATCTTGACGAGTACCTCGAGTAGTAGTGTTGTTAGGACCATCGACATGTAAAATATCGTTTCCTAGTATTAGTACTATTTTATCAAAGTTAAAACCTGCAGTTTTATTTAGTATTCCTGATACGCCTTCTAAAGTCCTTTGTACTGCTATCTGGCTGTTATACTCTTTTCCTGATACTAAGCTTGTACACAGCTTCCCTATGTGCACATCAGCAGGATCTAGTATTAATAAATGTGGGTCAGAAGATTGCTTTCTTTTAATCTTAGAAAAAGCAGGACTATATTCTGCTAATTCTTTAATAAGTTCTTCTTTAAACTTATCGTACTGTTCTTTTTGATAATGAGGATTTTTAAAAAATAATGATGCTTTCTTTGATTTAATCCAGCCATGTTTTATATTGTCAGGGTTTATTCCTGCCGCTATAGACTCTTCTTTAATCCTTCGATACTCATCTATTATTTCTGCTTCATCAGCTTTAAGACGATATTTTGGATTACCTGCTTTATCTTGTCGATATCTTTTTTTATAATTCTTATCTGAACGATTCATTTTGTTAATCTTTTATAAATGACTAAACCCACGAATAATGCTAATATAATATATATTAATGTTTCGTATTTTTCCCACCAGCTGAGCTCTTTATAAACGACTTTCTCAACTTGTACAATTTTCTCCTGTATAATCGTATCACCGAGGCATGTATATTCGTGGTGTATTTCTCTGGTAAGTGTGTCATAAAAATATTTTAATATAACTTTTTCATTATTAACCACAGTAGTACTATCATGAAACTGAAAAATAGTAGTAGTATCATAAGAGTAGTCTTCTATGACTATAGTATCTCTAATTACAATTGTATCTAGCTGTACTAGGGTAGGATGTTTTTTTATTAACTTGTTAAGTCTTTTTTGTGGGGAACAGCTAACTAATAATATAATTAAGAAGAAAACTTGGATAAAGCTTTTTTTAACCATTCTTTTGTTTCTGTTCCTTTAAATAAAAATAATGCTAAACTTATTACTAAAATTGTAACAAAACTTGTTAAAGTTTCATCATCTTTATAGTACATAACTACATTAACTATTAATAATATTATTCCTATAATATTAGTTATTATGTTTTTTGTTTTATTACTCATTTTTCTTTTTTTAATTTGTTGTGTTATCCCATCTAGCCTTAGTACCTCTACGGTCATAGTGGGTAAATGTATTGTATCTTCCAAGACCTCCTTCTTCAATAGCTCCTATTCTTATTAACCCTTCAATAACATCTGCTAACTGACTAGGAGTGTAACCATGTGCAACCAGGTCACTTGCGTTTCCAGTAAGATGTTGTGATTGGGATGCTCCCCCAACCTTTGAATTGTAGCTAGGGCATCTGTACCCTGAGTTTATCTTTATAGATTCATTTAAGAAGTCTCTAATTGTCTGTAAATTTTGTGCGTGTACTTCAACGTTTTCAAATACATCCTCTGGCATGTCGCACCCACTGTTGCAATCAAATTCTGCTTTACTAAAATTTTTTGTTAAGTCGCCCATTATTTTAATTTTTAATTATTCTTCTGGTATTGGCTCTGACCAAGCTGGTGTTGCAAGTAAAGCTAACGCCTCTTCGTGATTCAATGTTTGTATTGGAACTAATCTACCATTTGTTACAAATGAAGGTTCTACTTCATAACTAAGCATTGCTTCAGTGTTAGCTAAGTTTCTTGTCATTGTTTGTGCACTTGTCGTATTAATCTGACTAAAGTCTACGGATGCAGTTTGTGTGTCTATGTCTATT